CTCCTCGTTATGTATGTTCAATTCGCCCATCTCTTGCATGTTCAGGGCCCAGTTTTCGCCACTTGCCCACAACCCCTTCACTTCGGCCCAAAGCTGCTGCATGTCAATTCCGCTGTCCAAATCGAACCCGTCAACCTCGATCGACCAGAACCGCCTGTTGCCGGTCGGGTCGTTCAGGTATTGGGATTCGTTGACCGTTCCGCCAAACACGGTGCGGCGCCCAAAATTTGATTCGGTCGCGGCGTATGGCCGGCGCAGCTTGTCCATGGCCTGTGTCGTGAATGACTTGAGCGCGCTGATTTCGGACTTGGAGAACGTCGCGTCAAGCTCGCCCAGCTCCACGATCCAGTAGGACAGGGCGATGAAGATCGAGTCCTTGGACCTCATGTCCAGCGTGTGGCCTGTCAGGATTGCGTCAAGGTGGGCCGGCGCCAGCCTCTGGAACCAAGTTGTCTTGCCGATGTTCTGCGGGCCGACAAAAGTCAGGATGCCCTGCCCTGCGATGCCGTCAGGGCTGAAGGCCGCAGCCACTGCTTGGATGAGCCACTTGCGCATGAGCTTGCGCTTCATCTTCTCACCGCCGGCCGGCACCCGCACAGTGGCGTAAAAGGCGTCGAGCCGCGACACCCCGTCCCAAACAACACTGTCGATCCACGTCGCCACAGGGTTGTATTGGTTCTTGTCTGCAAGCGTGATCAGGAATTGGGCGACGTGCTTGGTCGGCATGCGCACGGTCTCGCACTCAGACAGGACGTGGGCTATGGCCGCGTTGTCCCGGTTGTCTCGTGTGAATGCGCTCCCCGGTATGAGCAGCTCAATGGCCTTCTTGATCACGTTGTATCGGACCCCATACCCCAGCTTGTCCATCAGCACGTAGAAGTTGGGCAAGGTGCACAGAGGGTAGCCGTCGTCGTTCAAGTTGACGAATCCGCCCGACACACGCACCCGTGACCGAACCCACCCCCGGACAGTTGACAGTGGCAGCTTCGTGCCAAGGTCCTTGGCCTTTAACTGGATCGCGACAGCAATCTGTTCGCGTTCCACGTCCGACACTTCGGCAGTGTGTGCGATGCCGGCAGCGATCTTCTCTTGCAGATGGCGCACGTCGGTGCACCCCTCAATCATGTCCATCACCGCAGTCAGAGCCACATCGCGCTTGTCCAGCGCCCGCACTTCGCGCTTGTCCTTGGTCATGTGCAGCAGCGAGGCCAGCGTCACTGCCCCGCGCCCACCGGCCCTCTGCTGGCTGAAGCTGTCCCACTTCGACGCGCAGTAGCCCTCGATCCACTTGCCCGAGGCCGCGCTCCAGTTGTCCCATGCGTCGAGCCACTCCCCATCCCCAGAACCTTGATGGTGCAGTGCAGCACCGATCTTGAGCCACGCAGCGTAACCGTCATCTGGGTCAAGGTGAACGAGCACTTCGTCGACCACGCGGTCGAGCTCCCACCCGTCAAGCGCAGACTTCAGGTTGGCGAAGGCGTCCTCACCGGCATCACTCCCCTCACTGATCACTTCGCCCCACACCTTCTCGACCATCCAGCCTAGGTCTTGCGGCAGCACTGGCATCGACGCGTGGCCGTTGATCGCGTGGCCAGTCACTGTGAAATACCGGCCGTCTTTGTACAGCTCAACGCCAGCCTCTTTTTTCGTGCGACTGCTGTCGAGGTTTGTCTGTGTGAAGATCTTCAGGCCAGTGCCAGAAGGAGACACCTCGGCGTAGCCCTCGACCCGGTCAAGAGTTTCTTTGGCAAGCTCACTCAGTGAGCCTGTCACTGGGTCACGGCAGTCGTCAAGGTCGATGCCATGCAGAGCGCCACCGAGCACGATGCCGATGCCGTCGTAGTCGCCCATGAGGTATTCATCAACGGCTGCACCGAACGAAACCCATGTAGCCGAGTCGGTCGAGCTGCCTGCGCCGCCCTTGGCTGACAGAGGCATCTTGGCCCAGACCTTGTCGCCGTTGGGCTTGCTGCGCTGAACGTTCTTCCACAGGACCCAGCGGTCCATTGCTTGCAGGTCTTGAGGTATGTTGTCTAGGCTGAGCGCCAGTACGTTGGGGCGAGTCATGCTTTGTCACCCCGCTGCATCACGAACGATGGGTGCATAGCTTGCAGCATTGCTTTGCGCAGGCCGTTGTAGCTGTCGGACTGAATCAGTGCTGCGATGATGGCGCCTTGGTGTTCTTCGTCAATGTCAAGTTCATTGACCGCGTGAACGCAGTCGGTAATAAGATCTTTGAAATACTCTGATCGAGAGTTCATGCTATCTCCTGAATACAACACCGGCATCCGGCCGGCTCGGTTTAATTTGGCAGATCGCTGATAGGCAACATGTGCAAGAGAGCGCGTTGCACCTGTGTGTAAAAAGCGTTGACCGCTTCGTCGTCACACGAGATGAACACGCGCACACCGTCTTCTTCGATGTCAAACACTAATTCGTCCCCTTCAACAATTGCACGCATTGCTTCCAAGGACAAGGCCAATCTAAGTTCTATCACCGGCGTCCCTTGAGGGCGTCCCAGTCAATATCTGGCCTCATGTCTTCGGCACGCAGGCCGAGGCGCAGTAGGCGCGAGACGCGTACCAGCTCAGGCACGCGCGCCATTGGTATGCGGTTCTTGCTGGCCCACAGTGACACAGCTTGAGAGCGAATGCCAAGGTAGTGGGCTAGGTTGACAGGGCCGCCGAAGCGGCTGATGATTTCACTTGTGGTCATGGGCTGCCATGATAGCGTTGTTTACATGTAACATGCAACAGATTTATTTTTCACAGGCGTATTGCAAACAAAATGAAAGCGGTGCTATCATGGCCGCTCTAAACCAACCTAAAGGACTGAACCATGAATGATTTTTACCAAGGGCTTTTGAATTTCTTTAAGACACCTACCGCAGTAGAGCTTGCTGTACGCGAGTTAGAAGAAGCCCGCCGCGAATTACTCAGGTCTCAGAGCACGGCCGAGTACGCAATCCGAATCTCAGCATATCACCAAGACCGCATCAAGCGCTTGGCCGCTTACCTTGTTGAAGCCAACAAGGCTGTTGACGATTTCAACACCCCCACTTAAAAAGGATTTCAAATGATCACGATCACATTCAACCCGCAGAACGCAGACCAAGTTCAGATCTTGGCTTGGGCTATGACCAAGCTCTTGGAGCCAACAGCCGATGAGCCAGCAGTCAAAGAAGATGCGCCGGCAAAGAAACCTAAAGCAGTTAAAGCGGCCCCTGTCATCGAAACACCAGCAGAGCCGGAGGCTCCGCCTGCTGCCCCACCGGTTACGCTTGAGGAAGTGCGCGCCAAGCTGGTGGCCTACAAGGAAAAGGGCAAGTCACTCAAGGACTTGTTCGAGACTGTCGGCTGCGCTAACCTGAGTGCCGTGCCGGCCGAGCGCTACTCTGAGTTGCTGAAAAACATGGCCAAGTCTTAGGGAGTAAAGCATGAACAGGATATGCGACACCGGGGGAATCTGCGGTCACACACCGCAGTGCGATCACTTCTGCCACTTCACCAATGCTGAGGTTGAGCCGGGGGTGACACGCAAGATCAAACCGTATCCGGCAATACTTTCTGACATGGAGCCGGTGCCGGAAAGCTGGCAAGCCTTTGGTGGCTTCCTGCTTGGCGCCGCGTTGGCAATGCTGGTAGGTCTTTCTTTGCTGATGCTGTTCACCGGCATTTGGATTTGGAGCTTACTGATATGAAATGCCCCGTCTGCAATGTCTGGACCAGCGTGCTTGACACGCGAAACAAAAGCACTGTTACGGTACGCCGTCGCAAATGTGCAAACGAACATATTTTTGTAACCGAAGAACGGGTCAAGTCACCTAACTTAAAGGAAGAAGATGAGCTATCTGATCGCATCACTGCCACCGATTAAGTGCTTTGTAAAGCGCGAGTTTTTGTACAACGACCACAAGGGTCACGGCGAGTTTGAGCCGGCCATCTGGGTTAGCTTGAAAGCCTTGCGTGGTCAAGTGTTTCGCATCGAGTCTTTGTTGCCTGAGTACGGCGCGCTGTACGACAAGCTGCCGATACATGCTTACGTGTGGCACACAGAGGATTCACCGGGTCCTTACTTGCCCGTCGATGCTTTGCAATTGTGGGACTGCATGGGTTACCGTTTCACAATCGTTGAGAAGATTGGTCTGCGCAACTTGGGCGTGAAGTTCTTGGGCAAAGACAAGCAGTGGCACTTCGGTCGATACATGTTTACCGTTGACTTCTGTGCTGACGAGATGTCACTTGACACCGGGTTCACCGAGACGGCTGAAGAGCACAAGAGCTTTAACTTTATTCAACTAGACAACGGCCAGTTTGCTGCACAGCCAAACAACCGTTGCCTGTGGTACGACCAGTCTTTGATTCCTGCTGAGACAAAGTTCCCGGACTTTGAAGCAGCTCAAAAATTGTGGACCGTAGACGGCACGCGCAAGTGGGCGGCCGGAGGCGATTGGTTTTATGACATAGAGGAGAAAAAGTAATGGCAAAAGTAACACTCATCATTGAAGACAACGGCGACGAAGTCAAACTGAACGGCATGGTTGAGCCCGCGATCACTGCGGACAAAACGTTATTTAGCACTGCTGAAATCATTGGCCTGTACTTGCAGCAGAACATGTCCAACGTCATGGCTGCTGCGGTCAAGTGGGCGCAGACGCCGGACCCAGTGGAAGACGTGTCTGTCAAAGAGCCAAGCCTCATCATCCTGCCGGGCGCCCAGCTATGACCGCCATCATCATCAACTACATCAGGGCCTTGTTTGCCCGCGTGCCCCCAGCAATGGCTGACGAGCACTGTCTCTACTGCCACGGCATAGGTTACGACAGCAGCGGGTTCACTTGCTTATGTTTGCGGGAGAAGAAATGACCATTGAACTAGCACACGCCAAACTGTCCGCATCGGGCAGTGAGAAGTGGATGACCTGCACGCCAAGCGCGCGCATGGAGGAGCCGTTCCCGGACGAGGGCAGCGAGTTTGCCCGCGAAGGTACGTTTGCCCATGCAGTGTTTGAGCAGGAGCTGCTGCACTACCTTGGCCGCGAGGTCGAGCCTTTGCCAAACGAGCTGATGCACTTTGATTCGCCTGCGCTTATCGACTACGTGCGCGAGTCGGTTGACTATTGCATCAAACGCATTGAAGCGGCGCGT